GTGCGCCTACCACGCCGGACTCATGGCCGGGCCGCTCGAACTCGCGGGGTGCGTGCCGGGGCCTCGCCCTCACGCGGGAGACTGGGCGCAGATCTGCGGCGGGGTGGGACTGCCAGGCAAGCGGATGACGCTCACAGCCATCACCTGGGCACGGCGCCACCTCGACTGGAGCAGCCCCTGCACCCGCACCATCGTCCCCTCTGACGACTGCCTTGGCGCCGTCCACGAGGCCGCGGTAATGGCGGTGTGGGCCTCACAAGCGTAGGCAGGGGCCTCCTGGGAGGGTAGTCGTTGAAGTTCGCGCAGCCCGAGTCGACGCTCGATGTCGATGTCGATGTCGGCTACCATGACAACAGGGGCAACACCAAACGCCGCCCTTGCCCCCTCCGCTGCCCTGGGGACGGGGTGGGCTGTAGAGGGGGGCGAGCATGGGCGAGGGCATGACGCGGCAACCAGCGGCAACCAGGGGCACACGGGGGCCGTCCTGCGTTGGCCGAGCCCGTCGCCCCGAGCTGATCCGTCTGCGGATCGGTGGTGCCTCGGTGACCGAGATCGCGGCCGAACTGCGGGTGTCGGCGCCGGTGGTGTCTCGGACGCTACAGCTCGCCGAGGTGGCCGACGCCATCAACAGCGCGCACGCGATCGCCCGCGAGGACGCGGCCCGGGTCCTGTCGGCGAGCGCCCTCGCGGCCGTGCGGGTCCTCGTCGCCCTCGCTGGGGGCTGCCCTGACGAGAAAGGCCGGCTGACCGTGGCTGACGCGGTGCGCCTTCGAGCGGCGACCGAGGTACTCGACCGGTGCGGGCTGCATCGGGCCGAGCGCCGGGAGGTGAGCGGCCCCGACGCCGGCCCCGTCCAGACCGAGACGCGGATCGAGTTGGCCGGCATGAGCCTAGAGCAGATCGACGCGCTGCTCGCTCGGCTCTAGGTGCCCCGGTCGGCTATCGATGCGGCCGTCGAGGCGATGCCGCACCTGCGCGCCCGGCTCTCGCTCGGGCCGACGGCAGCGCGGTTCTTGCGGGACAACTCCGCTCGCTCCCTGCTGCGTGCAGGCAATCGCGCGGGCAAGACCTACGTCGGTTCCATCCGGGCGTGGGATCACGTCCTGGGGGCACCGGGGCGCACGCTGCTGGTCCTTCCGGCCGACCACACCGCGAAGATCCAGGTCATCGGGAAGCAACTATATGAACTGGCGCCGACCTCTCACCTGGTGGGCTCGGACTTCGACCTGCGCCGCGGCTGGCGAAACGACCTGATCGAGCTCCGGAACGGATCGAGGATTCTGTTCCGCTCGGGCGAGGGCGCGGCGAAGGCCGTAGCGGGTGTGGAGGCGACGGGCGGCTGGTTCGACGAGCCTCCTTCGTCCATCGTCCTCGACGAGTTGCTGGCCCGCGTGGCGGTCAGCCAGGGGCCGGTCTGGGGAACGCTGACCCCCATCGGCGTCAACGCGCGCCCGCTGCAACTCCGAGTCGAGGGGGACCCCGCTGCGGGCCGCCCCCCGGGCGAGACCTGGCAGCAGTACGTGCTGCCTCTGACCGCAGAGGAGTGCCCGTGGCGCACCCCCGAGTCGATCGCCGCGCAACTCGACGGCCTCGCACCGTGGGCTCGAGCCCAGCGCGGCGAGGGGGGGTGGGAGGGCGAGACGGTGGACAGGGTTTTCACCGGCTTTACCGAGGAATCGGTCGTCGCTGCGGTACCTCAGCGCTCGTGGCAGGTGCTGATTGGCATCGACCATGGCGAGTTGGCCGGGCACGAGGTCGCGGTGTTGGTTCTCTGGGATCCCCAGACGCCGCAGATGATCATCCTCGACGAGTATGTCAACGCCACGCGCTCCGACCCCGACGCCGATGTACTAGGCATCCGCGAGATGCTGGCTCGACACGAGTTGGCCCCGCGCCACGTTGACAACATTGTGGGCGACACGAACAGCGCCGGCAAAACAGCCGGTGGGCGCACGATCAACGACCTTATGGCGGACCTGCTCGGGGTGCCGGTCCACCCGGCGGCGAAGGGTCCAGGCTCCGTCGACGCAGGGGTGTCACTGCTCGACCTGGCCATGCGGAGAGGGCTCCTCCGAGTGCATCAGCGGTGCGTCTTGCTGATCCGGAGCCTGCGCCATTGGGCCGGCGCGGACGACGACTTGAAACACCCGATCGATGCGCTCCGATACGTGGCGACCGAACCACTGCAAGACGCCATGCGCCCCCCATCGTGGTTGGTGGCTCTGCCTTGACGTGCTACGCTCTCCGCGATGACCTCTCGCGACGCGCAACAAGGGCCGCCGCCCCCAGACTCGGTGACCGGGGACCTCTGGCAGGCGACGAGTCTGCGCCTGCGGATACTGGAGACGTCCGCTTGGCGCCGCGACCTCTCTGAGTACATGAGCCGGCACGTCTCGTCGACATCGCTCATCGCTTGGGGCGAGCCCACGATCGCGGCAAACCTGCTGAAGTCGGTCGTGACGAAGGTGGCGACGCTCTACCGCCTGCCACCGGTGCTGACTCACGATGCGCTGACGCCCGACGGACAGGCGTACATGGCCTCGATCGGACTGTTCGCGCAGCATCGCCGGCTGAACCGCCTCGTGGTGGGGCTCCGTGACTGTCTGGTCCGGGTGCACTGGAGCCCGGAGTTGGGGCTCCCGCAGATTGAGTTGGTGCCGCCGCATCGTGCCTACGTCCGAGCACTGCGGCACGCGCCGGATCACCCCGTTGAGATCCGACAGGCGATCCTGATGAGGGATCCCCTGCTCGACAAAGGGAAGCCTCACCGCTGGTTCTGGGAGGTGTGGTCCATCGAGGACCCCTTCTCCCCGACGTACAGGATCATCGAGGCGGACGGGCGGCGACTGGACCGCAGCGCGGACTTCGGTGTGGATACGTCCTACCCGTGGGTCGCTGACGGCGTGCCCTACATTCCACTGGTGCTGTACCACGCCGAGGACACGGGCTGTGTGATGGACTCGGATGGGTGGTCGGAACTGGTCGACGGTACGCTGACGGTGGCGATGCTCGTGACGTTCTGGCTCCACGTCGTACGCAATGCCAGTTGGAGCCAAGCCTACGGCATCAACGTGAAGCTGCGCGGGGCGCGGCTGAACGAGGGGGGCGCGGACCCCAACGTCAACGCTCGGACGGTGGCCGCGGACCCGAAGTCGATCCTGATGTTCGACTCCGCGCTCGGTGGCTCGGTGGGGACGATCGACAAGCCCTCGGACCCCCAGTACGTGATCGCGGCGATCACGCAGTACGCGGGATGGATCCTCAGTCAGATCGGCCTGGGCACGGACGACGTGCAGATCGCCGAGGCACAGTCAGGGGTAGCGCTGACCATCCGGCAGGAGGGCATCACCCGACTGCAACAGGACCACCTGCCCGGCATGACCAAGGGCGACCTCGCGCTGGCGGCGCTGGCGGCGCGGGTCGCGAACACTTTCGGCGGCGGGTCGCTGCCCACGGACGGGTGGGAGATCACCTACCCGGCGGCGCCGAAGACACGGGCGGATCGGATCGACGATCTGGACCATAAGCAGAAGATGATCGACCTGGGGCTGCTGTCTCGGATCGACCTGATCCTTGAGATCCGCCCCTGGCTGACTCGGCCCGAGGCGATTCAGGAAGCCTACAGAATCGATATCGAGAACGCGATCGGGGCCGCTGTGCCGGCCCGAGGAGAGCCCAATGCCGGAGAGTGAGGCCGAGGTCGAGCCGCCCGCAAAGCGCTTCAAGGAGCTCTACGCGGAGATCAAGGCGGCCGAGGCTGCCACAGCGAAGGCGAACGCCGCGGCCGAGAAGGCGAACGCCGCGTTGAAGGCGATGACCGAGCGCTACGAGAAGGCGGCGCAGGAGGCGGTCACCCTGGCCGAGACGCACACGGCCGAGTTGGCGCGCATCCAGGAGGACCACGCGGTGGATCGACTGCTGACCGCCGCCGGGGTGACCGACCCCGACCTGGTGGACTTCATCCGGCACAAGTACAGCACGCTCGAACCGACGCTGCCCGAGGATGCCGCAGAGGGGACGGAGCCGGTGAAGCCGACGTTTGGCGACTGGTGGGTGGCCTACGTCGAGAGCAAGCCGGCGGTGTTGCGCAGCGTGATCGCCGAGCCCGCGGCGCCCCCAAAGGGTCAGGCACCCCCGAAGGGTCAGGCGCCCCCGAAGCCCCCTCCGACGGCGACCACGGGGCGCGAAGCCGAGCCTCGCACGGGCCAACCGACGGCAACCTCCCCCGCGCAGTTCGCCGCGATGGACCCGGCGTCGCAGCGTCAGGCGCTCGTCGACATGGGGTTGCTACCCTCCCGGGAATGATTGCGCGCGCTGCGCGGCCCGTGTATGCTGTCAGCAGGTGCCGCCGACCTCAAGGGCGCGACTCGAGCATTGTCGAGAAAACTGCTCCGACCGGGACGTCGTAAAACCCCGGTGCCACCGACCGTAACGGGCGCTTCAGACTCGACACCTGATCCGCCTACGACGTGCCCGGCCCTAGACCCACGGTGTAGGCTCCACTGCAAAGAGGAGCTTCTACCTTGACGACCACGTACACTGGCACCGGCGACCTGTTCATCGCCGCGGCCATGAACCGCGCCATCCACGAGACCATCGTCGACCGCACTGACCTGGCGCTGCTCTGCACCTACAGGGGCTCGATCAACGGCACCGGATCGGTTGCCAGCAAGGTCGGCAAGGTGTCCTGGGATGACGCCATGGCCGCAAGCAACGCCGACGAGGTGACGACCGTCGCGGTGACCGACATCGGGACCTCGACCGCGACGATCACCGTCGCGCGCCAGGCGCTCGTGCGCACCGTCACCGACCTGTACGAGATCGCAGCGATCCCCGGTGGAGCCGGAATCGCCGCGATGGCGGCCGACATGGTCCGCGCCGCGCAGCTCCGCTTCACCGACATGGTGTGCGCGCTGTTCACGTCGCTCACCTCGAGCGTCGGGACCAGCGGGGTGAACGCTACCGTCGATGATCTCTACGACGCGCTCTACACGCTCATCCAGGCCCGCGCGCCCGGCCAGCGGTACGCGGTGCTGGCGCCGATCCAACTGACCGACGTGATGGACTCGATCCGCGGTGAGGGACTGTCGATCACTCCTCCAGATGCCGCGAGCTCACTCACCGCCCTCGGCAACAACGCTGGCTACGGGATGCATGGCACCTTCGCCGGCGCGCAGCTCTGGAGCGCTGACTCCTGCGTCACCAACGGCGCCGACAAGGAGGGCGCGGTCTTCACGCCCGGTTGCTACGGCTACATGGACGGCGTGCCGAGCCACATCTCGGCGCGGTCCACGTCCCGCGAGTCGTTCGCGCAGATGACCCCGGCCGGCTCGCCCGTGTACGTGACCTTCTCGGCAGACGAGCCGAAGGGCCACACCATCGTGGTCGGGCACTACTTCGTCGGCGTCTCGGAGATCGAGGACGCCCGCGGCGACGCCACCGGCGATGACGAGCACGTGGACGACGCCGAGCTCCCCGCGTGCGAGCACGTTCGCGAGGAGCACCGTCGCCGTGACGTACGACGCGATGAAGACGTC